GTTCCACTTGACACAGAACTTAAAATAGGATATGATTGGTTAAATATGAAGGAGGTATCATGACCAAAGAAATAGAAGCACTTGAAACATTAGACGAATATTCTGATGAGCAGTACTCTGCTTTCTTAGAATACACTGCACTAAAAGATCAATGTATTATAGAACCAACCACATTGTATATAGATAATGACCATGAGTTTTTTTCAGAGTGGTCATACTTTGCAAATGCTGATGGTTTAGATATACAAATAATAAATGGAGAGACTAGAATATGTTAGAAACTTTATTTGGAGTATTAATGCTATATGTGTTAATAGGATTTTTTATAGATCCTTTTATAAAATAATGCTTGACTTTTTATTAAAAATGTGGTATAAGATATCAACTAAATGGAGGACAAATGTCTGATAATAACTTAGTAAATATAAAAGGAATGTCTGATGAGCAAATTATGCAAGCAATCGGACAGGATGATGGTTCTAATTTAGGTAGTAATATACCAAGATTAGCAATTAATCGAACACCAGAAGATGATGATGGTAATCAATTACCAGTCGGTCACTTCTATACTTACGACTCTAACATAGGTCAAAATGTTTTTGGTAAACCAGTTACATTAAGACCATTTATAAGTGCTATGCAATACATGCACTACGATGCAGAGAAAGGTGAGTACATAAATAGATCTATTATATTTAAAAGCTGGAAAGAAGAGGCTATTGATATATTAGGTGGAACAAGATGTGGTAAGATACCTTTTAAAGAAAGGTCAACTCTTACACCAGAGGAGCTAGAAAGGCAAAGAACTATACGATGTTATAAACTTGTCTATGGTTTATTATCTTTTAAAGATGGTAAAACTGCACAAGGTAATGCACATAGTGTGGAAAATTTACCTGTTCTATATAGAGTAACTGGAACAGCTTTCTCACCTGTGAGTGCTGCTTTAGATCAATTGAAGAAGAGAAAAAAACTTATGTTTAATTGTACTTTTTCTCTTGATACTAAAAGACAAAAAAAAGGTGGTAATGTTTTTTACATACCAGAGATAGGAGTAAATGCAGATACTAATTTACAATTATCTGATACTGATATGGAAACATTAAAAGTGTTTCAAGAATCTATTGACACTGAAAATACAGAGGTTGTAGAATCGTATAACAGTGCGAAGACAAAACGAGCAAATGGTTCTGATAAGGTAGATGCCCAGATCGTTGAAGATGTGGATGAAGAGCTCCCAGAACAAGTGCTGTCTAAATAATGAATAGTATATTATTAAAAGTACAGCAGTATCTAGACTCGGTGTCTAAAGGTCCTGTAAAACTAGACAAACGGTTAGTGCAGGAGTTTGGTGAGGCGTGTAAAAACGCCTTACTAAAACAGTTTGAAGAAGAAAGAAGAGATAAGTTTGAGTTAAGAATGTCTAATGTTGGCAGGCCACTATGCCAATTGCAAATGGAAGCTAAAGGTATAAAGGGTGAAGGCCAACCATATAATGTAAGAATGAGAAATACATTTGGTGATTTGATAGAAGCATTAGCATTATTCATAATGAAATCAGCAGGAGTAAATATTAAGAATGAACAAAAAAAAGTTGAATATCAATTTGGTAAATACAAAATTGAAGGTAGGCAAGATGTTGAGATTGATGAAAAAATTTGGGATATTAAAAGTGCATCACCATATTCTTTTGAAAAAAAGTTTGGAGAGGCAGGTGGATTTAACGAAGTTATTCGTGATGATTCCTTTGGTTATGCATCACAAGGTTTTTTATATGGGGAAAGTCAGAATAAAAAGTTTGGTGGTTGGATAGCTATTAACAAATCTACTGGTGAATGGACTGTGTGTGAAACACCTGCATCTGTAGAAGAGCATAAACGTAATGCAATTAAAACTGCTGAAAATAATATTAAAGCTATTGATAATAAAGTAGAGTTTAAAAGATGCTATGATGATATGGCAGAAACATTTAGAAGTAAACCTACTGGTAATAGAGTTTTGGGCTTTGT